GAGCAAGAAGCCACAATAGGTGATCTTGTTCAAGGAATAATTGTTGAGAAAAGACAGGAATAATGGTATAATCTTAAGTATACACAGGGGAACTTATGAAACACTTTAGGAAACCTAGGAAACACCTTAGGACTAATATTAAAAAAACTAATAGTAAAAAACTTAAGTTAACTAAGGTAGAGTGGAAAGAATTTATCAAGGAGTGTCGTTATGTTGTTGCATAATATCTCAACAGCGATTATACTAATGGAATTACGGAACAGGGTCTTTGACCAGATTGACGACCCTGAACCGCAATACGATGCGTGTCTGTCTAACTTGTCAGGCAAGCGTCTATTAGAGCTTGGGGCTGTCTTACAGGACACCCCAATTACAACACCTGCACCTAAGGAGGTCAGATAATGTCAGTAGTAACTGGAACGGTCGCTTTTGCTAACCTAGCAGAGCATGAAGTATACAACGGTCAATCGACTGGTAAGTATTCGTTGGTCTTAACCCTCGACGAGTCTGAAGCTGAAAAGCTCCAGTCAGAGGGCGTCAAGATCCGTGAGTACAAAAACCAAGCACAGCGGAAGTTCGCCACCAAGTTCGACGAGTTCCCTGTCATCGACAACGACGGCGAACCCGTCAGTAAGTCCTCTGTCCGCTATGGCGACAAGGTACGCATCAAGTACAACCTAGGACAGCCACACCCTGTCCACGGTGTCTCACCGTATCTTCAGGCTGTCCGTGTCGTCGAGAAAGGAGAGGTAGGCCTTGAGGATGATGGAGAGTTCTGATGAGTTTATTCGGCACGATCCGTGCCCGGATTGCGGGAGCAGTGATGCTCTCGCCGTCTACACGGACGGACATGGATACTGTTTTGCTTGTCAAACCTATTTTAAGGAGGTTGAAACTGTGGAAGCCGCTAGTAATGTTGTGTCGTACAATAAGCCAGTGGAAATGTATGGAACCTGTCAAGCGATTACAGATCGCAAGATACCGGAATCAGTTGCGAAACGGTTCAACGTACATTCTGACCAACACTCGCAATATTACCCCTACTACGACAACAACGGTTCACTAGTTGGTTGTAAGGTGCGGGAGGTCGCTACTAAGTCCTTCCGCACGATGGGGGATATGCGTAGCAATACGCTATTCGGTCAGCAGTTGTTCAAGACAGGCGGTCGTTATGTGACCGTCGTCGAGGGCGAGCTTGACGCACTGGCGGCATTTGAGATGCTAGGGGCTCGTTACCCTGTCGTCTCTGTGTCCAAAGGTGCGGGAGGTGCTGTCAAGGACTTTAAGCAGAACCTTGAGTGGCTTGAGGGCTTTGAGAACGTCGTGATCTGTTTCGACAACGATCCTGCGGGTCGTGAGGCGGCAGAGAAGTGTGCTCAGGTACTCAGCCCTAACAAGGCTAAGATCGTAGCTCTGGGAGCATTTAAGGATGCCTCAGACTACCTTCTGAACAATAAAGTCCGACAGTTCACCGCTGAATGGTGGGAAGCCAAAGCGTATCGCATGACTGGAGTGATTACTCTAGAGGATGCTTGGTCTGACTTCATCAAGAGGGGCACAGAGGAGGTCATTCCCTTCCCTGAGTCCTTTGGGATGCTGAACTCAATGCTCAACGGAGGCATAGCCGCAGGAGAAATCACCGTTATCGGTGCTCTGACCTCTGTTGGTAAGACCACTATGGTTAACGAGATCGCCTATCACTTCTGGAAGAATACCAGTAAGACGATTGGCTGTGCGTTCCTTGAGGCATCCAATGGTGAAGCTGTCGAGAGTCTCTTGACTGTTCACACCGGACACAATCTGTCCCTTGAGGATCGTAAGAACATTGACTACGATCAACTACGGTCAGACATCATCACTGACGGTCGGATCTTGCTGTTAGATCATAACGGTGCTGTCGATACCGATGAGTTGTTCTTGAAGCTCCGTGCGATGGTCAAAGGCAACGGTTGTGACGTGTTGATTATCGACCCGTTACAGGCGGCAGTCACTAGCAACAGCAATGAGACCATTGACGAGTTCATGGATCGGTTGCTTAAGCTAGCCAAGGAGACCGATGTGTCCATCATTGTGGTCAGTCATATGCGTAAGCCTAGTCTGACGAATCCACACAATGTCAACGAGTACGATCTGAAGGGCTCAGGCTCGATCAATCAGATTGCATTTAATACGATTCTGTTGAGTCGTGACAAGATGGCAGAGGATGAGTATGCACGGAACAGCACACAAGTGCAGGTCGTCAAGTGTCGTCGCACAGGCATCACAGGATCAGCAGGTTGGTTGTACTACAATGCATTAACTGGTAGACTAGAAAGAGGTGAGAAGCCAGAAGTTCATGAAGCAAACAACATTGAGGAGTTTTAATGCAGTGCGTGTGGGATATTGAGACAAACGGACTCAAGCCAACTAAGATATGGTGTCTGTGTGCTATCAAGGGTGACAATATGTACACGCTTGAGAACCCGACGAAAGAGATGGTTGAAGAATTATTCTCTGACGTTACGGTGCACATTGGTCACAACTTGATTGGTTACGATATCCCTGCGGTTGAGCGACTCTTGAACGTGTCGATAAAAGGTGAAATCATCGACACATTGGTGATGTCACGTTTATACAATCCACAATTAGAGGGAGGACATTCACTTGCCGCATGGGGCGAGCGTCTAAACT